GAAGGAGCACTAGCAGATGATGGCAGTGTTGCCGAAATGGTTGTAACCGTTGCCAAAAGGGGCAGGGCTACTGTAAAGATAGTTTGCATTTAAATCGATTGAACTCTACATCCCAATAGAAGGGGGGTATACCGCCCCTCTCGGGGGGCACCTTCCTGGGCTCTAATTGTCACATCACCTTCTCATAATGTGAAACTCGACACTTTTGGTATCGGGTCAAAACATAATATCACATATTTAGCTGGGTGTCAAGTTTGATAAATAGAGATGGTCGTTTTTAATACCAAAAGAACAATGAAAAGATTACTTCTAATCTCTTCGTTATTCTTTATCACTCCTGTAAGTGCTGCTGAAATTACATCAAGAATTACTGATTCCGTTCAATTGGGTGTACAGGGCGCAGCGGTTCAATCAACAAGAATTGGGGCATCGTATTCGATGTCTGGAACAAATGTTCAATTTAGTGGTGCTAATACTAGTTTCGGTTTAAGTCAAACTGGAGCTTACAGCGATGCAAACCCCACTTTAAATACTCAAGGTCAAGCATTTAGTTTCACAGAAAGTTTTAATGCTGCTGATACAGCAGTCACATCTCAGTCAGTTAATGCTGGAGTTATTGCTTCTCCTAACCTTTATGGTGATAGTGTTACACAGTTAGCAGGAGACAAAGGAACTCTTGCTGGCACATTATCAGCAACTGGTATTCCTACTGTAACTGCTGGTGGTGCTGGAACTACAGCAACTGCACAACGTAGCATTGAGTTGAGCGTATTCAAATGAAAAGAATCCTAGCAGGGTTGCTCCTGCTAGGGTTTCATAATGCTGCCCTAGCGGAAAGTGTTGTGCCTAATTTTACTAGGGGCACAATTAATGCAACCACAGAATCAACATCAAAAATAATAGAATCAATTCGTGTAGTTGAATATACAACTGGCGAATCATACACTGTAACTGGAACTAATATCAACATCCCTGGAACTCCTCAACAGGGAGCGAATTATAGTATCATGACTCAGGGTGCTCCATTTCAGTTCAGTGAAACCTATCTCGGTCCTGGATTGGCAAAAGAAACATGGATAGATCGCACCACAGAAACTCAATCAACCACTACATCAATTTCTGTCTTTACACAGTAGTCTCATTAGGAGGTGTAGCATATGCACAATCTGCTCCAGCGCCTTCTAATACTAACATTGCTGGTCCTAGTGCTAGTGCTACTGGAAACGTCACTAACCAGGCGGTTCAGGTATTGCAAGGACCATACGCAGTTAATACCTACGGATCAGGGACCAGTTGCCAGGGAGCGACACTCTCAGTGTCTCCATTTCTTTTAAAGAGTGGTAATGAAAGTGATGATCCAGAAACATTTGCTTCGCGCAATAACAACTGGGGCATCTCTGCTGGGATCAACATTCCTTTAGATAGTGGTCTACTTGAGCTGTGTAAAGAAAGAGCAAACGTAGAGATTCAAAGACAAAAAGCAGAAGCAGATAAAGCACGTTTAGATTTTGAACTAGTAAGATTATTGAAGTGTGGTGAGGCAATGAAATCTGGTGTCAGCTTTCACCCACAAAGCCCTTACGCTAAAATATGTTCTGATGTAGTTGTGAGGTATCCACAGATAAATAGTATGTTACCTGCTCCTCAAAACAATGGGCAAGCCAAAAAATAAAAAAGGCAAGTCTGCTAATGCCAAGCAGAACTCTGGTAATGCTACCGCGAAGAAAGCAAAGAACGGTGGTAAAAAGAAATGATGGAATTTATTGCTTTCATGATTGTTGGTTATGTTGAGATTAGCCCTGGGCAATGTCAACTTGAATATCTTCGCTATAATGATATACACTCACTTGTTATCCCATGCCAAGAGAATGGAACACCCCTAAGAGGGAACGTTGGAATGCTCCAATCCACCAAATACTCAAAGCCATAGATAATCACACCCGTCTTCGCATCGAAACGGGTGATATGTGGCATGAAGAACAAGCACAAATATTAAGAAAGTATGTAAAAGATTTAAAAGTTTGGATACATAAAGAAGAAGGATGGTGGAACGAATGAAATACATAGCAGCAAGAGAAGCATTTGGTGGAGATTATATTTACTTTCAAGACAACGAAAATGATTCTCCCAAGTGGACTAGTATAAAATCTAAAGCAATGAGATTTGAAACTGCAGAAGAAGCAGTTACAAAATCAGATAAAACTGGCATATACATAGACGCTATTACAGCAATAGAGGTATCAGAATGAAATACTTAACTCTAGCATTATCAGTAACAAGTTTAGCGGTCAGTGCTGCTATTGGCGTTGGAGCTTACATCACATATCAAAAAGCGCAAAAGATTCTAGACAATCCTGAAGCATTTGTAGGTGCTGTTGTAGAAAAGCAAGTGTCAAAAGCATTTGAAAAACTACCCATTCCTAAACTAAATACTGAGAAGTTTAAACTTTTCTAAACATGGTTGACAAAGATCCATATATCTATAGAATACGTTCAGTTCATAAGGTGGTAGATGGCGACACTATTGACGCTGATATTGATCTCGGTTTTGATATCTCCCTTACTAAGCGAATTCGTCTTGCTGGTATCGATACCCCAGAGAGCAGAACAACTGATGCGTATGAAAAGAAACTTGGTCTCGAAGTTAAAGCATGGCTCAAAGATAGATTAGAGTTTGCTAAAGATATTCTAATCAAAACAGAACTACCAGATAGCACCGAAAAGTATGGTCGTATCATCGGTCATCTGTATGTCAATGGCGAGACCACATCAATCAACAATCAAATGATTGCTGAAGGATATGCTTGGGAATATGATGGCGGCACAAAGAAGAAAGATTTTGCTTTACTAGAATCAAAAAGAAAGGCGAGCTGATAACTTTTTAGCAATTTTTTTAGGTGGGGCAAAGAGACCTTTGAATCTTTCCCTGCCTTCTTTTGTGAACTTATCGCTCATCACATCATCAATAATAACTTTGTTCTCTATTTCGTAGAGAGTATTGGTATCTATTTGGTCACGGATATACTGCTCTACGTTATCTGTCTGTGCCACCAAACGAGTTCCTTCTGATGAATATTCAAATATATCAACATGCCCACCTTCTGACATAACATAATGCAGAACAGGTTTAACTTGTTTGATTTTGATTTTAAACTTGTTCTTTGTTGCCTCTCGTATCATAGGTTCAGCAGCGTTCTTAAGCACGTTGAGCACCGCTGATGATGCCATAGTAGCAGCAGTCGTTACAACTGCCACAGCACCAGCCGTGGCGACAAGAGAGGGGTCTGGTAAGTCTATATTCAATCCAGCAATAGTAACGCTAGGTTTGTCTGCTGGAATTTCTGCTATTGGAGTAGGTGGTTGTATTGCCTGCAGTGCAGGCGGTAACTCAGGTGGTTTGCTATCAGGCAATCCACGATTCTTTTGTGTTTCCTCTTGTTGTTTCTGTTGCTCTGCTTTTACAGCTGCATCAAACTCCTCCTGTGTCGGAACATTGATCACAGGATATTTTAGAGAAGGGTCTGGCATCCTGAAGACAGGAAGTGCCAGACCTTGTGTTATAGGAGGAGCCTCAAACTTCGGGGCGGGCAGACGCTCTACTGTAGTCTGGGGTATCCCCTGGATCGCAGTTTGGGCAACCTGTGGTTGCTGAAGCGTCGGCAACGAGTTCTGCTGGAGGTTCTGGTTCTGGAGTTGGTTCAACTGCGGTGATTGCAGGTTCTCTACGAGGTTGATCTCCATCTTCTTTATCTCCTTTCTTTAGAGTGTCTACTCCAAAGGTTGCAGCAGCGGCTGTAAATACTGTAGCAATAAATGTTGGATCCATCTTAGCGAGTAGACCAGCATACGATGCAGTAAGTAGAGCAGCACTCCAACTCAATACAGTAATTCTAACAATAGTGCTCATACATTTTTCCTTTTTCTGTGGTTCTGCCATTGTTCCTGTTGAATGTGATTAACCTTTTTTCCAAGCCTCACCTTCTGCTTTTCTTCTACGAGCAAGTCCTGCTTCTACATTTGAACCAGGATTTCTGTAGAGGTAAAGCGCATCGGGCACCTTATCCCATTCTTTATTTTTTAGAACACGAGTAATAGTATTAAAATTATCACCACCATAAAAACCAGCGCCCAGATTATAGGCGAAAGATAATAGAGCACCTCTTTTGCCATCAGACATTTCATTCCAGTGTGGAATTTTACGAAGTGCTGGAAGGAAGTGATGCTTTGCTTCTTCAATCAGTAGCTCATCTGCTTCTGCTTGAGTAATCTTGTCACCCATTTGGAATGGTTTGCCATTTTTATCTCTGGTTGAACCCCAACCAATAGTGATTGGTAGACCACCAGAAAGAGGATCAGGATAAGCATTTAATCTACATCCTTCAAACTCTTTTACTAGTTTGATGCCCATCTGTGGAACATCATCACCACCTGCTACAGGAGCAGAAGCTGCAGCAGCAGGAGCTGCAGCACTACCCTTTTTTCCTCTGTAAATCTCCGCCCAATCAATATTATCTTCTAGATATTTGACTGGTAGGTTGTCTTCTAACCACTGAACTGCTTTAACGTGGTTAGGATTCTTCTCGTCATAAAACTTGAAGAAGTTGTGTAAGTCGATTCTTGCCATTGTTTTTATCCTCAGTCGAAAATTCTACCCCAACCATCGTTGCCACCTGGGCACCAGCGATGCTTGAGAACTGCTTTGGTGTAAATGGTCTTCTTACCATTCGTAACTGGACCAGTATAGTTATCGTTGAGTGAACCATATGGATCGTTGACATAGTATCCCTTGCCATCTGGTGTCTTGCCGATGACTACACACATGTGCCCACCAGTAGGAGCAGATAAAGAACCCCTGTGGAGAATACCAATAACAACGGGTTTGCCTCTATCAAGGCTCTTATCAATGTCAGCGAAAGAAAGATTATAGCTAAAGTGTGACTTAATGCCATAACCTGCCAGAACTTTCGTCTGAACCGCATGGTCAGTCGTGTCGCCAATCGCAAATACTTTCTTGACATACTCATCGTCGCCCTTGATGCTGCCAGGCTTGAGGAAAGCAAGACACATAGCGCACGATGAACTGTTACAAGTTCTATGTGCATCTCTGTAGTTATCTACTTGATTGAAGTATGGAACTGCAAGAACTTCTGGAGTTGGTGGTTTCGTTCTAAAGATACCAATCCAATCGCTCTCTGAGTCATCTAAAAAATTAGCAGGTAGGTTATCTTCTAACCATTGAACTGCCGCCACATGGTTTGAATTACCATCATCATAAAATTTAAAAAAGTTATGAAGATCTAGAGTCATTTTTCTCTCCGAATAAACTAATGAAATACTCTGCGTCTACCACTGCTAGTGGCTTCTTACCATTCTTTTTAATAACAACGAGAGGTTCATAGTCACCCGAATTAGCAGACGCCTGTTCATAGGCATCCCATATATTTAGCTTCTCCACATTTTTACATTCAATGCTATGTGGAAACTTTAACCTAGCAGCACGAGCCATGATAAGGTCTTCACCACCAGCACCCATAGAGCGTGATTCAATATCTTCTGGATGAATATCAAGTGCTTCGATTAGTCTATCTCTTACCCACTGTTGCAGACGGCGACCTTTCGCTTTTGCTGAACTTGGATTCATAATAAAAAACCTCCATGATGGAGGTATTTATCTATTCAGTTGAACCAGGGGTCTGGAATTTTCGTTTGAGTGCTGCGAGTATCCACGCTTGTGATAGACTTTTCGGTCCCTCCTTTAGGAGTTTCTCCAGTTTTTCTATCTCTCTTTTTCTCACAGTTTAAAACCAGCGAAAGTATCTTTCTTAACATCTTGTTTAATACCGCCAATGACATAACTCTCCACCTCAGTCTCCTGTGGTGCAACTTGTAGACCCTTAGAAGACAACCAGTGCTGAGTCCAAGGCAGTGGATTGTTTGACATAGGAGTATCAAACACAGGCTTCAACCCAATCGCTCTCATACGACGGTTAGCAATATACTCAACGTAGGAGTTGAGCAACTTATCATTCAATCCAATGATGCTGCCATCCTTGAATAGATACTGCGCCCATGCTTTCTCTTCATCAACAGTCTTTTTAAACTGCTCTACTGTCCATGCTTCTTCTTCTTTAGCAATCTGAAGCATGTCTGGGTCATCTCCATTAAGCCAGTTTTTGATAATGTTCTGTGTAAGAACAAGATGTTGGCTTTCGTCTCTTGCGATGAGAGAGATAATTTTAGCGGATCCCTCCATAAGTTTAAGTTCACCAAAAGCGAACGAACATGCGAACGAAACATAAAACCTAATCCCCTCTAGAATGTTTACATTAACTACAGCGCGATAGAGTTTACGTTTTAAATCATAGAGAGTTTCTTTGGCAGCAGGCACACCTTCAAGTTGATGTTGCCATTGATTACCAGATGAGTATTCTTGTGCTGCTTGAATGAAATCATCATATGCTTCAGTTACACTCTTCGCCCTATCAAGGATATTCTGATCATCAAGGATAGTATCAAATACTTCTGATGGGTCAGAATAGATATTCTTAATAATGTATGTATAAGAGCGAGAGTGAATCATCTCCATTGTCTCCCAGATAGTCATCGCTGACTCTAGTTCTGGAAGAGAGCAATAGGGAATGAATGCCATACCAGGACCACGACCCTGCACAGAGTCAAGCATAATCTGATACTTCAGATTAGAAGTATAGATATGCTTTTGTTCTGGGCGAAGCGTAGCATAGTCAGCACGGTCTTTTTGAAGAGAGACCTCTTCAGGTCTCCAGAAGTATCCAAGTTGCTGTTGAGTTAGTTTATCAAAGATAGGATACTTGAAGGTATCATATCTTTGAACTCCCAGTGGAGCACCGAAGAACATCGGTTGCTTCTTTACATCCACATGTTTTGTATTAAAAACTGTCATCCCATCAACTGATGGGGTGGTCTCGGTTAATTTAAATTTTGCAACTGTCACAATCTTCTTCCTCCTGGGATCCTTCTAGAATTGAATTGAGTAAACTTTCTACTGACTTTTTCTTCTCCTCGTCATCTTCGTCTTTCTTGATATCATATGTATTCTGATAATAAGATGTCTTCCAACCATACTTGTATGTGTTGAGAAGATCTTGTGCCATCACACTAACAGGAACTTCAGCATCTTCGTAATGCTCTGGATTATATGACCAGTTTCCAGAAATCGCTTGATCGAAGAACTTCTGCATAACTGCAACAATATTAATATAACCAGTATTCCCAGGCATATCCCAAAGAAGCGTGTAGTGATTCTTAAGTGCTTGATACTGGGGAACAATCTGCTTAAGAACACCTTTCTTCGACTTCTTAACGGACAGGAAGGCACGGGGAGGTTCGATTCCGTTTGTCTCATTTGACACAACGGAACTGCTCTCCGATGGCATTTGTGCAGACAATGTTGAGTTCCTGAGACCGTGAGCCAAGATGGATGCTCTAAGAGTTTCCCAATCATAGTGGAGAATATTTGATACGATTTCGTCTACATCTTTCTTGTATGTGTCAATGGGAAGAATCCCATCAGCGTATTTAGTGCGATCAAAATAACCACATGCTCCCTTTTCGATAGCAAGTTGATTAGAAGCTTTCAATAGATAAAACTGGAATGCTTCAGTAAGATCATGAACTAGTTGTGTAGCAGCAGAATCAGAATACTTAACTTGATTTCTTGCTAACCAGTGAGCGAGACCAATGTAACCAATACCTAGTGAGCGGCGATTGCGTGTGGATGCTTCAGCAGCAACCACAGGATACTCCTGGTAGTCAATCAACTCATCTAGCGCCCTCACAGAGAGGTCACAGAGTTCTTCTAGGTCGTCTAGGTGCTTAATCTTACCTACGTTAACAGCAGACAGAATGCACAGGGCAATCTCACCATTAATATCATCAATGTGCTGCAGAGGAT